AAAGTTCCGGCTGTACTGGCTAACAAATCTAGTTGTTGAAAGATGGCCGTGATGATGCTTTGAAATAGACTCAATTCATTCTGATTGAAGAGTCTTGCGACATTCTGACCAATACCTAATGGACTCGGTGCAGTGCTCAAACCATCATAACCAGCAACAGCTCCACCTTCGAGGTAATCATCTGGAACAGTTACGCTACCGCCAGATCCCCCCAATCCAGGAATGATGCCTAAAGCATTATAGGTGAACGGAATCTCTATACCAGAACGTTCGATAATAACAGTTACTCTTGGGCCTGCTAATGTATTCGTGTCAATTTGAAAATCGAGAGGGCTAGCATTTCTACTGCTGCGAAGAGAGCTTAGTTGATTCTGTTGATCAGCAATTACTTGGTTAGAGCTTTGAACGCCAAATTGAAATGCTTTGTTATTGTAGAATAGATTAGTTGCATCGCTAAGGGCCACTTCAATATCATAGTCAGAAATTAACATTGATTCATATGGATCAACGATACTGAGACTGAAACGTCCACCATCTAAAGTTGTAGTAGTAGTCGTATTGATAGTGGTGAAGTTAGTTATTTCAATTACACCGGTGCCGGCTCCTAAAGTGGACTGATACAAATTAGTGGCGTCCGTAATCCAAGTAGTGTACGGATTAGTATGATTAAAAGCTAATAGGACTCTTAATCTATCTACCGTTTTAATAAAGCTAGTTCCATCCTGAGTTGTAAATGGATTAGTGCCACCAGGATATGATCCGAAAACGTTACCAGTGTTATTAATGGCTCCACCAGTGGCGTATGCGTTGTTAGCAATGTCTGCTAGGGTAACGATTACTGGAAGAAGCTGCTCATTAACATTTCCAACAGCAGCGGTAACGTGTGCTATTTTACTTAATTTTTCAAGGGCTGATATTTGATTGCATTTGTTCTGAAACAATATGCTCATGGCCTTGTAATACAGCTTATCATCAGCATCCATAAAATCAGGACGATAATTCTCAGCTACAGAAGAATACATTCTCTTCTTAATTAAAACTGTAGCATTAGGCTCTTGCCATAGAATATCATTCGATTTTGGAAGTGTACTGTAAGGATCTCTTCTTAAATATCCCTCTTCCACATATCTTCTTTCAGCAGAATGATCGAAGGGAAAAGATCCCAAATTTCCATATTGTGTTTGTTGACCATCTACAATAGAATTTAATGAAGTAGTAGTGTTTTCACCCAGACTATACTGACTACTGATCTGATCTGATAAATCACCCAAAAAACTCATAAAATCCTTACAGGTTCACCAAAGTATTAGCATTAATAGTTGCTCCTTGAGAAGCTGCAGTTGCATTTACTTGAGTAAAACCACTGAAAGACGGTGGAGTGTTGTAACTGCTTGGACCATTAATTGGGCTGTTACTCCATGGGAAGTAATTGGTTCTGTAACCTCTTCTCTGAGTAACAGTAAATAGCATGCTGTATTCCAATAGAAAATTGTCAGCTCGCTCATTAATAGTCATATTCTCAAAGTATCCTCTATAAACCCAGCCATCATAATACATTTCCACTGCGAAGGCCAAAGATGCCAAAGATGGAATATTTCTAGCCGATAAGAGATTGCTAGGGGAATCTAATCCTAATATACCACCTAGAAGACCAGCTCCGTTGGAAGCTTGTACGAAATTGTTGGTACCAATTGTCTGCCCTATAGCGCCACCAATACCCTGATTTAAGTTGTTAGCCACGTCAGCTGAAGCATTATTTGCAGCTAAGGTGAGGCCAATAGCGTCAAAAGCATATTGCTCAGCACGATAAATCTCGTACAACATATTAATGCCTTCGATACCAGAACTACCAGTCGTACCACCAATATTGAGTTGGCTTAATTCTTCTCCCCAGTATTGCAAAGTAAATCCACCCTTAGTTCTGTCCTTATTAATTAGTTTTTTGTGAACATAGGAAATATTCTGCGGGTTGATAAACATACGCACTGTTCCATACTGTGGAACGAACCAAGTAATAATATTTCTGTTAATTGAAGCATTAACATTTGGGCTAATTTGGGTAAATGGTAATCCGTTGCCATCATCTGCTGGAGTAGCTCCAACCAGGAATCCACTTTGCTGAGCCAAGCCCAATTGCTGTTGTGTAACTGGGTTCAGACCATTTATGGTAGCGGCTAAATTATTTACACCGCTTATTGATGAGTCTAATGAAAAGGTAGCCATATTATTTCCTTGTTATCAGTTAAAATCCTGCTCCAAAACCACCCAAAGCTTGCGGTGCAACAGTGTGTGCCACTTCGGTAGTGTGAACGCCTTTTCCACAATGAGGACAGACGCCTGTAAAGTTAACGCTGATTGCGGAACCACTAGCCAATACTACTGGTATTGGTTGACCACTGGACTGTCCACCACCTAATTGAGTTGGTGTCAGTGCAGTCTTACCTGCTGTGTGACCACCTGTTGTAGTTCCGCCGCCACCTCCAGTTGTCACGTTACGACCAAGTTGTCTTCCAGCTGGGGCATAGTCTTCAATTTGACTGAAAGCACCGAGTGATACATTTTGACGACTTACAGCGCCCTGTACGGCCTCAGTTACACGTTGGTTGGCCTGGGTAATAGTTTCTCGTTTACCAGATGAAACTGCATCTCTGAGTGTATTCATAGCTTCTTTTACTGAGGCCGGCAAATTACCGATTGACTCACCCAATTCTTTGAATACATCTGCGCCAGTTCCACCTGTTGTAGCAACTCTCTGAGCGGCCCTTATTCTTTCTTGTATAGCGGGAGAAATTCCAGCCCCAGCTCCACCCATACCGCCACCCAACATTCCAGTAGCTCCAGTCAGTCCTCTGACAGTTCTTAAGTTAATTGTACCAGCTTGTACTTGCCTTTCCCTTAGAATACCTACAGCTTTAGATACTTCCGTATAAGTTCCTTCTTGCCACTTGGTACCACGTGCTACGGTCTCATTCAAAGATTGTTCGGCAGTCTTTCCGGTAGTAGGAATTTTCTTACCTTCTTTCATAGCTTGCAAGAGAGCTTCAGCTTCTGGTCTGGTTTTAGCCAAACCACCCAATGGTCCACTTTGTAGCAATTGAATTTGACGAGTGTATTGGGCTGCAGCGCCTTCACTTTTGGAAGCTTCATCCAAGGAAACGAGGGGGCCAGTCATTCTTCTAATTGTTTGCTCAACTTTGCGTCGAATCTCTTCGAAATTGCCCTGTCTAACTAGCTGGTCCATTTGAAAAGCGCCACGAAGTCCGCCCGGTCCACCAGTCATGGTAGATACGAATGCCTGTTGACCAAGATTCATATCTTTCATAACGCTGGTATAGTTTCTAAACATTTGGATAGCATTTTGTGCCGGAATACCAACTGAAGTTAGTTCACCAACATAGTTTCTCATCGCATCGGCCATGCCCTGCGTCATGTTGGCAGCGTTAGCGCCATCAGAAACAAACATCTTAAAAGCGTCAGCTGATTCTGTCAAAGCACCCTGCACATCTCTAACTTGAGCGCCTAACGTATCAGCTACTTCAGTCATTCTGGCAGAGAACCTAAGGGCGTCACCACCAGTCAAACTATATTCTGTCATGGCCTTGTTCATGTCATCGAAGACAGATTTTTGATCTCGGCCAGCCCCTACAGCATAATGCATGCTAGCAGTCAGGAGATCAGTTTTGTTGCCAGCCAGTTCCGTTTGTGTCAGTAGTGCTTTTAGACCACCAGGCATTCTATTGATTTCTGCCATGTACTGTGATGCTAATTCTTGATTGCCACCTAAAGCCCTAGTAGCATTGTTCAAAACTGCGGTGTAACGTGATGTAACATCGTTTATATTGTTGAAATCTGTTCCTACTCCCTTAATGGTTTCAGAGATGTTTCTAAAGAGGGCATTTGAACCACTTCCTTGAATGGTCATTTGCATGAAAGAATTTTGAAGTCTAACAATGTTATCGGCGCTGTTTAGAAATGCTGCGGCCATTGTTGTAACACCAGTCTTAAGTTCTGCAAAGGCTTTTTTGGTTATATCCGATGATGCGCCTAGGGATGTCATTTCGCCAATTATGTCAGAGATGGCTCTAGCTGCTAATTGAGTTCCGGGACCTTCTCTAACGATGTCAAGAAGGTCTTTCAGTTGGCCTTTGAAAGTAACTAGACGAGTGGTATCTACACCAGCCAGATTTTTGAATGCTTCTGTGGCACCAATAACAGATGTTGTAATCAAACCAAATTTAGCAGCGGTATCGTCTGTCATACCACTTAGCGAATTGAATGAATTACCTAAGGTTGATATTTGGCCACCAAGGCTATTGAAAACGTTGGTGATTGTATGGCCAATATTACCGACATTGGTTAGGCTGGTGCCAGTACTATCGATAAGTGTATTAAACTGTTGCCACTGTTGCTGATCATCAGCACTAGGCGTCACTATGTCGGTAGTTGCTGTTGTCGTTGGGTCAGTTCCGTTGGCCATTTATCATTCCTTTAGGGTTGCCTTACGCTTTCTTCTTTTCGGGGCTTTCTCAGCTTGTAGTAGCTTGAGATTGGTGTCTCTAACCATTCTCAGAGACTCTTCATAATCCTCATCGGAGGATTCGTGAACATTATCATTTAGTAGTTGTTGTACCGCTTCAGAGTTAAAGAAGGAGCCTAATAGATATGCGTGATTTTTAGCTAGTTCTGCATCATCTCGATGATCGCCTAGCCATTGTTCATACAGCCACATCTTTAGAACCGGATCCATTTCAGTAATAAATGGATCAATTGGCAATTTCTGGTACATCTTACACAAATGCCAAATGAAACGGTGTTCCGGTTCATTTATTATTTTTTTAGATCTTCCAGTACCTCCTTAACCTGGGCCTCAGTCTTCATAGCGTATTTATCCTGAGCTTCCTGTGCCAAGGCTACATATTCATTGTATAATCTTTGTAATAGGGCGTGATCCATCAACTCGATGAACTCTAAACGAGCTTCCATTTCAGTAGAATTTAAGAACTGATCAACTTCCACTCCAGCCACTATTACAAGTGAACGAGCCAGTAGTTGTTTTCTAGTTTCAAAAATAAACTGAACAGTACCATCATATTCGGCTGCTCCAGTAATAGCATCACGTAATTCCTGTGATGTTAGTGTCTGCAATCTATAATGTTGTCCAGCAATATCTAAATCCTTGCTTGATCTGGTCATACCAATTAGCATCTCAATACGACGCTTGGCACCATCTGTCAATCTTTCTTTACCTTCTCTTCTAGCTCTTTTAGCTGCTAGAATATCTTGTTCTGCTGGCGACATCTCTCTCATTTGAGGAGGAGGTGGTTGCATACGAGATTGAAACTCTTGGAATGCTGCCTGGTCAAGAACAGGTGGTGATTGATGAGGACGTGCTGGTAAAGGTGCTTGTCCACTTTCATCAGGAACATTGATCTCTCTCATTCCTGGATTACGAAACTCTCTACTACCTAATGGACTTTCAAATTTTGGCATTGTTTAACTCCACAAAATAAATACCCTGCAAAGATTATATATCATTACAGGGTACTTTAAGAACTATTTATGGATGTTATTCTATTGAATTAGAAGATGTTGGTTGTATTGACAGTACCGTAGTTGGCAGAACCAATATCGATAAGTCCGGCAGCATCCAAAGAACCTCTTCTACCATTGAGACCCATATCAGTTGCAACTTCAATCCAAGCTGGATTGCCTTGCTGGAAGGACTGAATCTGGTTGTATCCACCTTGAGCAGCTGGGTTGCCACCAAGGGTCATGCTAAAGATTGTTTCTGCTTCCCAGGTCATGCTGTCTGTGATAACCCAGTCAGTAACTTGGTAAGTATAATCAATACCAGAGATCCAAACGTTCTTAATAACCGTTTGAATTTGGCTACCTGTAACAAATTTTTGTTTATCGAAAATGATAATATCAAAAGGATAAACTTGAGCTGATGCATGCAAAAAGCTTCTATCAAAAGCTTCAGCAACTCTTAATTGATCGAATCTTACTCTCTGGCAAGTTCCAGTGATGTTTGTAGATTGATTTGGAGTAGAGTCAATATGACCATCTGTTCCAACTTCATCAATCATCTTAAGTGGACGTCTTTCGGAAATAGCCATCGACTGAACTGCACCTACTGGTACATAACCACCTGGAGCATTTGGATTTCTAACTGTAATCAATATGTTAGTAGCAATTGATGTAGCAGTTACGTTAATTGCACCAACTGTAGTACTTCCGCCTGGTACGTATAAGGTTGAACCTGTTTGTGGATAAGTTGAACTCGAAGTCATAAGTTATTACTCCCTAAAGGGTATATATCTTTCATATTCCCAAATTACCAACATTCACTACGATATAGATCCAGTTGAGTGGATAAATTGGCTGAACACTAACAGCAATATCGAATTGACGTGGGTCTACTTGATCTTGTGTTACTGTCAATCCCTTGTAACCAGCAATCAATCCTTGGGTAACTAGAGAGTTGAGCAAGAGCACAGCTTCTGTATTCAAAGCGATTGGTGTATTGGCGGTTTGTGGAGTTCCAATGAAGCCTGCGAATCCAGAACGCAATACCTTAGCAACTCTGTCTCTGATGAAGACGATAGAGATTTCTTGTTCCTCTGGGAATCCACTTTGTGAAGTGGTAATACCCCAGACCACTCTTCCACCACCAGCGACTGGTTGTAGAGTAGTGACGCCTGCTTGAGCCAATTGCTCCAAGACCATAGTAGAGAAGGTCTTGTTTCTGAGGATGGTAAATCCGCTGAACACCTTGTTGGTGAATGGATTTGCCAAGTTGAGGTCCGCGTTAGCATAACCTGCGGCAGCAGCTGCGATATAGAATCCATCGATGAGCACGTTTTCACTGCCAGCCTGTACCACGATCTGGTCAGGATAGAAATAAACGGCTCTGAATGTCTCGCCATAAGCATCTGGTACAGAGTAGTTAGCAATGTCCTGGATGTTACCAGCCAAAGTGCTAGTAATATCGTTGTTAGGAATTCCTTCCAGGATACCCAAATCTTCAACTGCGGCCAGTTGTGCGCCAGTCAAGTTGGCTGGTGTCAAACCTTGGATAGCTCCGATGAACAACACTCTTTCTTTTCTGTTCGCAATATTGCTCATTGTGATACAATGACTCAAGCAGTTCTGGAAAATAACTGTGATGGTTTGATTTGGTAGTGGAACCAAGATATCGCATTCGACAGTTGTTAGAACTTCGAGAGCATTGACCCAGCCAGCATCATAGAAAGCTGCGTCTCTGGCGTCAACGATAGTAACTCTAAGTTGGTTGCCGTTTGGAACAACGTTGTGGTTCAAAACCAAGTAAGTGCTGGTGAGATCTGGATCTAGGACTTCATATCTCAGACCGCTCTCGCTAACAAAGGCCATTTGTATTGTCAAAGTGTTGGTTAGAGAGTTGTAGCCAATGATATCGTATAGACCATTGTTTCCAACAGTTGATCCATTGATTTGCAGTCTGTAATCTGCTATCAAGTTAGGGAAGGTACTGAAGTTAACAGCGGTGCTGTGTAGCGTAGCTTGTGCGGTGTTTGTGAAACCAACCAATGTACCATCTGTACCAGATCCGCCCACCACTGGCAAACCAGTTGGGACATAGATGAGTTCAAATGTTTGTGGAAGAGGATCCTGAACGAAATCGGGGAAGCCGCTTGGAGTTGGATATGGAATTGGATCACCAGGCTCACCAGTTGTGATGGTCTGGATAGTCAATTGACCGCTGGAAACACCAGTGATGTTGAAGATACCAACGTTGGCTCTGTTGTTAGAGTCGATAACCTTTAGTAACTGTCCGACATAGCTTAAATCAAATTCAACACTTGGTGAGTTGAAGACTGCTGTCGTTCCGAAAGCTGGTAGTCTACCAATGTAACCGTCAAATTCGCTAACCACGGTTTCGAAGCTGTTGACGACAGTATAATCGAAGGAGTATCCTGCTGGAGGCTGAAGGTTACTGAAGACGAATTCTTGAGTAGTTGGCTGGCCAGCAGTATTCAGGGTGTAATAGGTAAACTTGTTAGGTAGTACCTGAGTTTCTACTTGAGTGGCTGGATTGGTTACGAAGACATGGATGTCAGAGTTGAAATCTGGAACAACACCAATTGGGAAAGGGAAGGTAAAGTCATCTGGATTTGTGGATAGAGCATTTACGCTTGGATCCAAAACATAAGATGTTCTTCTTGGCAATGGTGGGGCCGCTTGTAGAGCGAGCAAGGAAGAAGCTCCGTTTGCGAAGAACATTTGAGCGCCTAAGCTCAAGTTGTTTGTCAAACTTGCTGGTCCGCAGAAATTGGTTGCATCGGAAATTCCTGTGAGAACAGTTGGCAAGTTGATGTTGTTTACTGGAATCTCATTTGTAGTCAAAGAGTCACCACGCACTAGAACGCCGCTAGCGACGATGATAGTAAATGCGTCACCTTGACGGAATGGAGAAACAGCCATACCGCCTACTTGTGTTTCGGTAATGCTGAAGCTTAGAATTCCGTTAGTAACGGTCTCGCCATTTGCAATCCAGATAATTGGATTACCATTTGCATCTAGTGGAGAGCCAGAGACAGTTCCGAAAGCTTGGAAATCTGCAGTTCCGGCAATTGGTTGGTTCATGGCATTTCTTTGAACGCCAACACAACGAATGGTCCAAGTCTCTGGTGGAGCATTTGGATCTTCTAGTGTCAGGTTGTTTAAAGTACCCAAACCAACGTTGGTGCTGAGTGGTACATAAAAAGTTCCGCCCTGATCTTGTAGATGGGCAGACTGTAACAAAATATGTCCGGTAGTAGGATCGAGTTGATAATCGTAAATATCACTAAAAGTTGTAGTTGGTGTAATTGGACCTAATTCAAATCCAACTAGTGGAATACCATTCTTGAATATAGTAGTACGGTTAGAAACTAGGGGAAAATTTGCTGTAGCAAAGTGTCTGCCGTCAGAGCCTGTGCTACTTGTGTATTCTGGGTTTAGTCCGTCTTGACCACCACCTAAAGCCTGGGCAACTAAGGTCTCATTGGTAGAACCTTGGCCAATCATGGCTGTAACACGTGAACCTCCAGGAATCGCAACACCACTTGACTGTGTTATTACGTTTGTAAATACTCCTGGTAAGGCATTTGTTGCGCCTGGTATATTTGCCATGTTAAATCCTTCTCACTCGGTTTGTGGACTGCATCACTAAAATGTAGTAATATTGCTATCCTTGAAGTCATATTCACACATTTTGTGGCTTGCCGGTCTTAAACTTTATAATTATGCCTAAATCTACCCACCCTATTTTACATATTTAGTAGCATATCCACCATACCAACTTCTGTATTGATAGTTAGATTGGCTGCTATTGGGCTGTTTGGCTGCGACAAATCTGAAAAGGTGGCTGTAAAGAAAATAGAGTCAATAGTATTCTCTATTGGTATCACTCTCTTCCACTCAGTTCTTATATCTAATGTTAGAGTTTGCCTAAATAGCTTGTCGTTTCGGTCGTCTGTCTCGGTTGTGCCACTGACTGTAATTGGCTTGACTATAATGCCTATGTCGTGTAGTGTGTCGAAATGTATTTCTGTGAAACACATTCCAATTAGCTCTACCAAATCATCTCTAGCTCTTAAACTCCTGCTCATAACATCTATCAAAATTGACCCTTCCCAAGCACCATTTGTTACGACGGCCACAGGTCTGTAGATAGCTGTTTCATTACCATACCCATCCGCAAAGAGAATTTTACTAAACTCAATGCCGCCTTGGTTACGATTGATAGAAATTGGTACATATCTAGTGCCGCCACTCTTAACCAGGATAGCAGGATAAAAAATAGCATCGTATCTCCAGTTTTCACCAATGAAGATACGAGTGGGCAGAATTGGGCTCGGGTTCAATTGTGGGTTAGCACCCGGCCCTCTAGGCAAGTCGGCTCCGGGTGGCAGATCGGTGTGATCTGTTGTGTTTGCAAATCCCCATTGATCCTTAGAAAAATGGTAATAACTATCCTGTGAAAAGAAATCACGTAATGTAGCAATAATGATTTCCTTTGGATACACTATCATCGAAGATTGAACGATATTGTAGATATTATTCAGGTCTGTTTTAGAGAAATTATTAGTACCCATTATTTACCATCTGTATTGTACAACTATTGGAGATAGGTACCAGGTTACGAAATGCGCGGCTGTGGTACCACCCATTCTCTTATAGTTGAAATCAAAGGTTGCTGCAATTCTGTGGAGACCATCCACGGTATACCATTGTTGGTTTGCGGAAGTCTGCGCAGCTGTAATAGTCATGTATTGAGTTGCGCTGGTCAAATCTGATATTTGTCTTTGATTTGATGTGGTAGAGCTACCGACAAAGAAAGTACTTTGTAGAAGTCCGAAGATATTCAAAGCTTCGTCAGTTATACCGCCAAGTAGCCTTATGTTACTCTTGACATCTGCTACTCCGTTTGCAGAGTTGGCAGTTGCGGTTGGGAGATAAGGTATCAAGCTCAGCGTGTACTGGTTATTTGTACCGGCAGAAATATCCAAGGTTGCTCCGTTCTGTGTCAAATAAATACCCATGGTGACAGAAATGATCTTGGCGCCCATTGGCAAGCCGTGATCTAGTGGAACAGTAAAGCTGTAGTTTCTTTCACCAGCAGCTGGCACGTAAGTGTAATCAGAAACAATCATGTACTCGGCGGCTGGACCATAGCTTGTTCCAAGACCAAAGCTAAGAGATCCAACTACCCTGGCAACTTGGAATCCGTTGCTAGAATCTATATAGAAAGCTCCGTTATAGTCAGTTCCAAAAGTACCTTGTCCACCACCTGCTCCAACTGCACCGCTAGCTGTATTTTCATTTGACAGACCAAGACTTGATGCGTAATTCTGGTAATCAGTTGCAGAAATAGATAGGTAAGCTGTTTGATTGACGTTGGTGTGGAATGTCCAGTAAGGAGAGATGTTAATGCCTACAGTGGTAGTGCTTCCATCGATAGTTGGACTATCAAGAGTGTTGCCGGTGATATTAACATTGTTAATAGCGGTATTGTTGATGCCCTGGAAATAAGCTGCTATGATGGTGCTTCCACGGCTCAGTATGTTTCCATTGCATCTGATAATTGGTCCACCGGAGGCAGTGCCGCCCAATAGAATCATAGTAGAAGAACGTCCTGGACGATCTATGGTGTTGTTGATTATATTAGCGCTATTTTCACACTTGATACCGATAGCATAGTTAAAGGTGTTGTAAACGAAACCTACCGACTCTAACCAAGTTCTAGAATCAATGATATTATCATTGATGACGCTTTGGGTAATGTTAAAATCAGATTGCTGATAAGCATCGTATCTTAGATGGATAGCAATATTTGGAGGTACGAGTCCGCTGTTGTTGACGTCTTGATAAGCATTCAAGAAGGCAGAGTTGTATGCTGAGAGCCTGTTCTTGGAAATGATTGCTCCCTCACCATTAAGATTTGTATAGACTGCAGTGTTTTGGCTCCAATTTGAAGCTCCGACTAGAATCCAGCTGCTTGCATTTTTCTCTATGGTAACAGCACCAGTTCCGACCTTGACCCAATCTACAGGAGTTGCTTGTTCAGAAGTATTGAAGGCGATGTACTGTCCTACTGAATCCAAGTTGGTAATCAGTTTACAGGTGTTGTGTTGGATAACCAGCTGGTCAATCTTGTCTCGGATAGCTCCAAGATTGGCAGTCTCCGAGTTGTCTCCGCTGGAAATTACATCGGAAGCAGTCATGTAACCAATTACACCGCAAACGTTGTCTTGAATGGTACAGTCCACACAGGTCAACATAGAGCCAGTGATTGGCGAACCGGCAATTCTAACGGTGGACAATAGGATCATCTGATCATAGTTGCAAACGTTGTCAGTAATGCTGACATCCACCAATTTTGGAAACGCCGGGTAACTGCTGGCTGGAGGAGCTGCGGTGATAGTAGATGTAATAGCGATTACGGCTCTGCGATCATTACCAACGAACAGGTTGTTGAATTGGTTGTCGTCGATATCTATTCCACGAACAATTGCGCTGTAAGCAAATGGGGCCATGGCT